ATAGATTGTGAATAAGCGCCCATTTCTAAACTTCGCCCTAAAGAGCGTTCGAACATTTTTTCTTTTACATAAGTATAAAATGCTTCACTTGGCTCTCCGTTTTTCAAAGACGCACAAAGGCGAAAAACATTTGACGAAGTGAAATTTCCAATTCTTTCGATATTATCTATCATTATTCTAAGGTTTTTAGGTATTTGATTATTTTGTCGTAGGAAGTTTTTATTTTTCCTTCGACTACATTTCGAACGTTGTCGAATTCATTTGCGGGGATTACGTCTTTTACTCTATCGTATATGGAAAGCAATTCGTTGAATTTAGAATCAGGATCGTAATCTTCGTCTAAATCAATGTCGTAGTTTTCCAGTTCAGAAATTTTAGCTATTCCATTGCAGTAGTCATAGAGTTGTTGTCCTTTTAAGAACTTGCCGTTTGCGTCGCAAGGATATTTCTTGCCGCTAAATTCTTTTGCAGGAATATCAAGCATCCCAACTTTGTATGCATCACGATTAATTCCCCATTTTACGGCAGCACGTTTAAAAGCATCTGAACTCTCTCCTTTTTCTTTTTCGGTTCTACTTGCCACTCCGCAATCGCTTTTATGAACCCAAATACCATCGACGTTGATTCCTATTGAGCAAAACAAACTACCTTTCACTTCTTTAAAGGTGTCAGTCCAGTTTTCAGGCCCGATAATTTTATCTAATTGTTCTGCGACATCACGGGCATCTACATAAGCAATCATTCTTACTAAAAGCTTTCCTTTTATCTCACTTTGAACTCTCCATTTAAAAGGAATGGTTTTTTTGAGTTTATTTATTCTGTGTGCTATTTCTTCTGACATTATCCGTTACGTTTTGAGATTATTAAATCGTTTAGTTTTTCAGGTAATTTGCCAAGTGAATTAATTTCAAATTCATTCGTGTCTCCTATTCTTTTAAACCAAAATGGTAAAAAATAATATTTATCAGGATCGTTTGGATCAACAAGAATACTTGCGATTGATTCGAATAATGAAATTGTTCCTTCATTTAAGGTTATTTTAATCTTTGTTTTTTCTTCTGACATAGTTTATTTTATTAGTGTTATGTTTTCGCAACGTTTCCAATCTAAACCATCTTTTTCGTTGATTTCGAAAAGTCCAACTTCATCTATTGCAATTGTTCTTTCTTCAAAATCTACACTATAAATAGGGTATTCTTTTTCTTTGTAAATACATCGCATATTTCCAGTCCATCCTGTTTTGTCAAATTCTTCTATAGTCATAATTCTTCTTCGTTATCGGTTATTGCTAAATAAGGTTTTCCGTCGAAACTCTTTAACTCACCTGAAAGGACTAAAGCATCTAATTCTTCTAAATCTTGAGTACCCTGCATTAAGCAAAGAGTATCGTTCATATAGATTACTTTCATAGCTACTTATTTTCCTTGTTGAAGTAGCATAAGTAGTAGTACATTTGCTTTTCTTCGTCCCATCCTTTTTCCAGAAACTTTTCGGCACTTTCAGGATTTACAAAATCAAGTTTAATAGTGATGTTTGTGTCGAGAGAAATGACGTTTTTGAACTTTCGTCGGGCATCGGAAACGGCAGAATTCGAGATAGGAAAAGTGGAAACGTCTTCGATTGAGTATTTTTCTCCTTTGTCAGCCTTGAAACTTTTGAATTCCGAAATCAAGTCAGGATTATCCAATACTTCGTTTAAAAATGCGGTTTCCTCAAATTGGTCGTTTTTGGCGAAGTGATTAATAGCCCGATTCATAAACATAACCTCCTCTTTTTTGTCTTCCGCCGGAGCCACAACTTCTTTTGCGAAATCTTGCGCGAATTTCAGGTACTTTTTAGTTAGGAAGTTTTCATCTTGAAACACGTCTAATCCAAGGAAGTGTTCAAGCCAGTATCGAGAGTCGTATCGATTAGAGTCAATGGTCAAAACTTTGTAACCTTCTTCTTTTTTGTAGTTGAAAATTAAGCATCCTTTGTCAAGTTTATCCAAGGAAATTCCTTGTTTCAAAATCATTTCCAAATGACTACCGTTTTCACCCATTTCGATGAAATCTGCTTTTATTTCAGATTTGAAAATTCCGATAGCATCCACAACGTTGTTATCGATGGAAACATTTTTAAGATAGGCTACGTAAACTTCACCGTTTTTTATGTGCGGGTGATTTGATTGTTCGAAAAGGTATCTTGTAATTGCGGTAGAGATTTCGTGAGATTTCCAAGGGCTGTCAAACAATCTCGTTGCTTGCGTATAAATCTCATTAAATTCTAAATCTACTTCGTGGGCGAATTGAAAATAGTTTTCTTCTTTTTCACGGAATGGTTTTAAGAAAAACTCCTTGATTAAAGGCGTAATTTCATCGTTTAAGCGATATGGTTCATCCGATAAAAAGATTGCTTCGTTACGGCTTTTGTTCCCTACACGATGTAAAGAAAGAGATTCTATTTGGGCGTTGAATAAATTAATCATAATGTTATTGGTTGTTGGTTAAATCTTCTTCTTCGTATTCATTGAATACTCTATCGATTATTTCGGATAGATAAGCGCTTGTGATTTTTTCTGGATTTACAGTTCGGATCACTTCAATAAGTTTTGCGAAATAAGCAATGTCAACACCGATGAGTTGTTCTTCTAAAACCTCTACGTTTTTTAGGTCTAATTCAGATATTTGAAACATTATTTTCAATATTTCACCTGCATTTATTGACCATCCTCTCAAAATAAATTTCTTCATCCTGATAATAGAGGTTAGCGGATATAAAGAGCCTTGGTATTTTAGGTTTTTGGTTAAAATACATTGAAGTGCTTCGATGTTTGTTACTAATCCGTCGGAAAAAGTAAAATAGTTTGTTGCGTGAATGAAATCGAAAGTTTTATGGATTTGCTCAGCGTTTCCATTAAACCTTAAAACAATCTGCAAATCATCAGTAAGTGAAATTGCGTTTTGGCTCAAAAAAGCAACTTGGTATTTTTTACCTTCTTCCACAACCATTTTAACTCCAACTGAATTGATGTTAAGTTTTATTTGGTCGGGTTTTAAAGTTTTAAACCTGACTGCAAGTTCAGAATTGTAATCTTCTCCATCGTCTGTTGTTTCTGGGAATTCAGCTAAGTATTTTTCGCGTAATCGTCCATCTAAAACATCGTTAGGACAATAATACCTTGCAAGACGTAATAGAACATCCATATTTTGAATGTAAACATCATAGTCGTTTACTGGAAGGTTTTGAAACAAGGAATTAATACATCCTCCGGAAACCAGAATATTTGATTTTACTTCTTTTCTTAAATTAGCATCTTCGATTGTCATTAACCAATCCTCTAACTTTCTTGAAATTATCTTTTTAATCGTTTTTACTTGCATTTGTTATTATTTTTTAGTTGGGGCGTTATAGTTGTCTTTTAGCCATTTGGAATATGACTTTTCGGCGGATGACTTGAAGTCTTTTTCAATTGCTTCCCAAGTAGGGCTTTTCGGTAAGTCATAACAAACATTTACTGTCGGATTAACAAGGTCTGAAATAGCTTCAATTGCTTTTTCTTCCATATCAACTCCATAGTGCATTGCGGGAGATACAGTCGGGATAGTTTCGGGGATAATTACCGCTTCAAGGACTTCTGGAACAATTGGAGTTGATTTAACTTCTTCAATTTTCAGAATTAAAGCATTCCACTTTTCATCCTCGTAACATTTAATATCTAAAATATCGATAAAGAAATTAAATCCAACAAATGTAGATTGATAGTCAAATTTTAATCCTAAATCAGTAAGTTGTGAAATACGGTTATCAACTTTTAATTGATATTCTGATTTTTGTTTTTCAATTCTTTTATTATCTTCAAATTCAGCTTTTTCTTTTTCTAACTGTTCTTTTTCATATTTAACCCTTGCTTCGGCTTCGTCGGCGAGTTTTTGCTTTGCTTCGAATTCCGCTTTTTGTTGAGCTAAAAGTTTCGCTTCTTCTTCTATTCTCAATTTTTCTAAACGGACATTTTCAGCGTTTATAAGTGAAACTGTACGGTCAGAAAGTAATTGACTTAATTCCTCTACTTTTACCGGAAATAAAGCCTCAAATTCCTGCAAAATCGTAGCGTCAAATGACGTATATGATTCAAGAAAATTTGCAGAAACTTCCGTAATAGAATCAAAACTCATAAGATTAAAAGCATCTTTCCAACTAGCAATATAATCGTCAAGTTCTTTATTAATGTTATCTACTCGTTCTTTTTCTATTCTGG